CCAGTGTAGCCAAATGAGCCTGTGTAACCAAAGCTACCTATATATCCTACACTACCAGCATACCCTTGCGAACCAGTGTAGCCAAATGAGCCTGTGTAACCAAAGCTACCAGTGTAACCAAAGCCGCCTGCACTACCAGCATAACCCTGCGATCCAGTGTATCCTGTACTACCAGTATACCCCGAGCTACCTGCATAACCAACAATACCTTGACTGCCAGTAAAACCAATAATTTGACCTACGTCAACCCATTGTGTTCCGTCCCAGACATATAAGTGGCCGTCACTTGATGTAATGTATGAATCAGAAGTTGATGCCCCTGTTATTCCTGATAGTGAACTTGGACTGTTTACACTACCAATAATGGTAACACTAGTACCTGGCGGGCCTTGTAAACCTCTACTACCTGCATAACCTGTAGTACCTTGGCTACCTACATAACTTAAAGAACCTGTGTAGCCCAATGATCCTCGGCTACCTGCATAGCCCGCACTACCTAAAAATCCTTGACTGCCTGCAAACCCTTGTACACCCTGGCTACCTATAAATCCAGTAATACCCTGTATACCCTGACTACCAGTATAGCCTCTGCTACCAGCATAGCCCGGCGCACTTGATCCTGTGTATCCTGTACCTACTTGTATACCATTAACTACAACAATTCCGTTGGGGTTAATAGTTATAGGCAATCCGCCTACATAAAATGTGCTAGAACTTAGATATATTGTTGCCCAAGGATTAGCCGCAGTACCTATAGTACCTGTGCTTAGGGCTCCTGTGCTGGTGTTAACTGTAGGGACTAGATTGCCGTCTACAACTCCAAGGCCGCCAATACCGCCACTATAAACTGGGCGGCCACCGGGAGTTACATCGTCACCGATATATAAAATACCGCTATCTTCGTCATAGAAAAGCGTGCCTTGGGGAGCTAACCACGTAGATATATCTACGTTGTTTACCCTACCTGCTTGTATTTTTAGAATTGACGACACGCTAAAATTCCTACTTTAGCGTATTTACCGGAAAACGGTTATTAAGATTTTTGCGATTCGACCAGGCGATTGTACTCAGCGGAAAGTTCTTCGAAGTCTTCAACAATATCAAATTCTGTTTTTTCATTGTCTTCCGAAAAGGCTCCGTTGTCGTCTAATATTTGGTTTAAAACTGGACTACGCTTGCCAGATTTGTGTTTTTCTAGTTCTAATGTTTGCTGTAGTGGTGGAACAAACACCGGTTGCTCGGGCATTTCTCCGTTGCCCGCAGAAGCCGCAGATACTACTGGATCTCCACTACCACTAGGTATAGTAATTGTAATGGGGATGTTGATTGTAACAGTTTTACCACTGTCTTCTGATAAGAATTCTGCAATTTTCATGATGTATTTATTATAGTCCGTAACGAGATTTAATACCTTGGAAAATCAAATTACATTCAGGGGTAGTCACTCCATAATTTCTAACCTTGATATCGTAAACTGATGAAACTATGGCATTGGTAATGCCATATGTTCCGTCATTTGGATTCCTACCTCCAAATGCTATAGGTAGTGTAGATATGTTGCCCTCTTGGCCAAAGTCTTGTTGTCCAGCAACTTGCCCGTTAACATATATTGTAAACACGGTTCCTAATTTAACAAAATCAAGCACGGTAACAACTCTAGGACTTGTTAATTGGGCTTGTACTGTGCTTGGGTTAACAACATTTATTGTACCAATCATACCGGAATGAACCACACATTGATAGTATATTACTGACGGTGCATCCAGTGGCACTTGGTACGTTACTGTAGTTGGAACTGTGCCGTCACCATATACTCCGCTACTGGGATTGTTTCCAGTAGTTCCCGGAACTGCTGATGTATTGCCACTAGTTAATCTTAGTGCTATTGGATGACCACTGCCTACATTAGTAAAATTAAAGGAATACGTCTCTCCTCTAACCACTGTCAATGTTGGATATGTGGTATCATCAAACTCGTCAACTGAATAATTATACCCGTCATTTTGAAAGATAAATTCTACATTGTTAGGGCCAGGAAATCCATTTTGATCTCCTGCAATACCAAAACTGATTATATCTGTATCTGTAAAGGCTGCAAGATACCCCGAGTTGTTATCCCAATAGTCGCTGCCCCAAAGGCATGCAGGGAAATTATTTAAATCTGGATTGTATTTGATAGCCATACTAACTGTAAAGTCCTGGCTTAACACATACGGACTAGCAACCCATTGTGTTCCAGAAAACTTCATCCCACCACCTGTTAGAGTATCTACTAACAATCCTTCATGATCTAAGATAGAGTGTATCTTTGCATTATTCCTATTACCGCTGGCATCTACAATTGTCATGCCACCTGCATTAAAATCCGATAAGTTGTACCAGACTGGTACAACAGGATCTGCCAAATACGTGATGTCAATTGTAATAGCAGAGTTAGTTATTGTGGTGCCGCTTATGTTCATATAATTGTTATACTATATTAATAACATTGCCCATACTACCATGTATAGTACATATATAATATAGTGTACTAGGAGCATTCATTGGAACTGTAAACGTCTGTGTACCAGTTTGACTCCCAGAAACACCAGATGTGTAATCTACACCGCTGGTTGACGAAGTTCTGATTGCAAATGGATGAGTTCCACCTGTAGTATTGATAAAAGTATAAGTAAATCCTCTGTATAGATACAGTACCGGATCATTGGTATTTTCTGCAACTATGCCAGGACCGCTGAATACATAATCACTTGATCCACTAGCAGATATTGACCAACTTATGCCGGAGGTGCCTGCGGCACCTTGACTGCCTACAAAGCCAATACCGGCACTACCGATAAATCCAAAACTGCCAGTAAAACCAACAACACCCTGTGTACCTGCAGATCCACTACTACCTGTATATCCTCTACTACCTACAAAGCCAATACTACCTGTATATCCCGATCCACTGCCACCACTGCCTGTATATCCCAATCCACTGCCACCACTGCCAGTATACCCCGATCCACTACCTGTTGCACTAATAGTAACAATAGTACCTGATGTAGTTACAATTATTCCAGTACCTGATGTAATAGTTAATGTTGTACCAGCACCACTTGATCCAGTAAAACCAACAACACCCTGTGTACCTGCAGATCCACTACTACCTGTAAATCCTCGACTACCGCTATATCCTAAACTACCAGTTACACCTTGGCTACCTACGTATCCCGTATCACCCCGACTACCTGTAAATCCTGCGCCTTGACTGCCAGTATAGCCCAAGTCTCCCATTGGGCCTTGAAAAACACCTAGATCAACAAATGCTGTACTGTTCCAGGTCCATAGATGAGCAGGAGCCGGAGATGCAACAACATAAGAGTCTCCAACTGTTAATGTTGCCGTAGATATTGCTGTTAGTGCGGTAGAATCTGCTACAGATCCTAGTATTATGATAGTTCCGATACTAACGCCGCCAGTTGTTGTTCCAACTGGTAGTTCTAAAGCATTACCGGTTGCTGAGACTGAGATGGTTGCGGATCCTAAATTAATAGTATTACCGCTAAGGTATATATCTCTAAATCTATTAGATGGACTTCCTAAATCGTAGGCAATGTTAGTTTCAGGAACAATTGAACCAGGAACAGTTAATGTACCAGTGTTACCAAATGTCCAAGTCGGGTTCGCTCCAAGACCGTCAAGGGTTCGTATTTCTACGCTACCAGTGTTGACCAACTTGACATAGTGACTGTCATTGCCTAGATACAGTTCAGTGCCGCTGTTAAAGGGTGCTGCCAAGTGTATGTGATTGCCATCGACCGCAGTTGGATAAATCAATAATGCTTGAGTAGCACTAGTACCACCTGCAGGTGTAAGTTTTATGTAACTGGCGCTGTCTTCAATGACGCCACCAGCTGGTAGTGTCAATTTACCAGTTTCATCAAACCTCCAAACTTTCATATCAGCAGTTGTAGCTCCCGCAGTTAATATTACTTTGGCAGTACCGCCAGCGCCTATGTTATCAGAACCAAGACCTACTTGAGCAATACGAGATGATGTACTCTCAGTTTCTATCCACTGTAATGCCAAAGATCCAGTGCTACCTAGTCCTTGGATGCTAAATGCCTTGCCAGTGTCCGCAACAATCCTAGGAAAATGTGATCCATAGTATTCATCAATGGATACACCAATAGGTAATGTTAATGTACCAGTTGAACTAAAGGTCCATTCTGGTGCAGTTGTTGCCGCAACATAATTTGCAGTTTGTGCTGTTATTGGAAAGTTATGTCCTACTGTGGTAGCATTGTAACCAAATCCGATAACACTGCCGCTGGTACTTGTAATCCTAACTTCGGTGAAAGTTTGCGTGGTAGCATCACTATAGGTAATGGTTATGGGACTAAGTAAATTATACTGAGCATTGCCAAATGCTGAACTAGGATCAATCAGTGCCAGTAGTTGAGCGTTAGTGCCCACATCTACTATAGTCATACCTGATACAAGCCCTGTTGCGGTATTACCGTATAAGTCTTGTGTAAAGACTGCTTGATAACCAATCTGTGCTGTGTCTGTGCCACTACGCACAATACCTGCGGTGGACAATGTTAGTTTACCATCTGTGCCAAAGGTCCAATGATGGGTATCTGCGTTGGCGCCAATGACAATATTACCATTGTTCCGTTCAAGTTTAACATACTGATCATCATCACCCAAGAACAAATCAACTGTGGCAGGATTGCCCGCCACCATGTGTATGTGATCGTCATCGTTAAATGTTGGATATATTTTCACCGCCATATCTGGATTGTTTCCCGAGCCGGCATATGGTGTTAATAAAATACTGAGGGCGTCGTTGGTGGTTAGAGTTTCACTAATAACGCCGCCTTGTGGCAATGTCAGTGTGCCGGTTGAACTCAATACAACACTGCTACTGCCTGCTGTTAATCTATCACCTAATGCTGTGCCACCCCCACCCGATCCAGTATAACCTATATCACCCTGACTACCTGTATAACTTTGTGAACCAGTGAATCCAACATCGCTTTGGCTACCGGTATATCCAAAGTCGCCTTTGGCGGCAATTAAGTCCCAACCGGCCGGGGTTACATATGGGCCGTATGATGCAAAGTTAAGTTGATTTGAGTAGTATGTACTACCATCTAAGGTAATAACATCGCCAAGGGTATAATCAAGGCCGCCACTATATGCGCCACGGAAATTCCATAGTGCATCGACACCAGGCGAGCCAGTATAGCCAACGCTGCCTACAAATCCACTTGATCCAGTATAACCTATTACGCCTTGACTGCCCGAAAAACCCGTTATGCCCTGACTACCTATATATCCAACACTACCTGTATATCCCCCTGCAGGTCCTGCAGGTCCTTGACTGCCTATAAATCCACTTGATCCGGTATAACCGTCACCGGTTCCGCCTAGTACACTAGCCCCAGTGCTGTCAACAATATCACCACCTGCCGGTAATGTCAACTTACCATCTGTGCCAAATGCCCATTGATTATTTGTGGCAAATACGTAAGCGCCTAAATTATCAATCTTCAGATAGTTGTTACCTGAATTGCTGACTAACTTGATATAGCCCGCCGGATTGGCTCTAATATCTACACCGTTACCATACAACTCACCAATTTGGCCACCGGACGGTAAAGATAGCACTCCAGTTGCACTAAATGCCCAAGTTAATCCATTAGATATCAAACTGACACTAGTGCCAAGACCAGCAATGTATCCCACGGACAGCGCACCAGTGTACTGCGGTAGGAAGTCAGATACCTGTTGATTACCATAGGCAGTGATCATGTTACTACCGTCATAGAAGGTCAATCCTTCTGTACCCAATCTAAAACGTTTGGTGATTGTTGCTGTGGTAAACACGGCGTTTTGTGAGTTAATACTAGTCGACCCAAATGTCTGAGTAGACCAGGATACTAATCCTTGACCGTCACTAATTAACGTAGTTCCTGTTCCGCCTATAGCACCTGGTAGAACATATCCTGTATTAGTAGTACCAATGAAAACACCACTTTCACCTACTACTATTTGATTTACTTGGTCTATTGCAGGGTTGGTGTTAGCACGTAAACCTACGATACGTCCGGTCATATATAAATCAGCCGGAGTTACTGAGTTATTTCCAGTAACAGATATTGTTACGGGACGATCAAAATCTGGTTCAAGTCCCCCAAAAGCATTTGTCCCAAGAAGATTTGGGCTGATAGTTAGTATATGGCTAGACGTGTTATTCCCATCTTTAAAAGATACAGGAAGTTTTATGCGGCCACGTACTTCAACCCCTGCTATGTTGCCTTCATCTACTAATACTTGTGTAGTTTTGCCATCTAGTACAACCCCACCAGTTGCAGTATTGTAAACCCTGATAGACGATAAACTTGCTTGTGTATTATTTGGAAAGTGTATACCTGCTACGGCTACAGGTGATATTAGTGGATTATAAGATGCATTAATATCAAATGACACATCGTTATTATATATATTTTGAGGATCAAATGAGTAATTACCAGTAAGCCCCTGGTTATTAACCGTTAACTTGTTAGTTACGGTATTAACTGTTATAACATAATTATCTATGTATATACTATCACTTAGATATAAAGTTTTCCATGGAAGTAACTGACTTCCTATATCGTAGGTATTAGCAATAACGGGTAGTAAATCTACTTTACCTTGATTTAAGTATGTTCCAATACTTGCTGTTGAAATAAAATTAAGTCCAACCCAGGCCTCTGTAGCATAAAAAGTTAAAAAATTAGGCAGTGTTACATTTGAAATATAATTTTGAGCAGAAAGAAAATCTAAAGTTGCGTATTGTGCTAGATTAGTATCTACATAATTTTTTGTAGTATAATTTAAAATAGTTGATGTAGTAACAAAATTAGAATCAAGATACAGCAAACTAGCAAGCCCATCTACACTAGATTGAGTTACATATTGGCTTGGGTTTCCAGAATTATATGGAATAAATCCTAATAAGTTTGTAATGTCTGTTGCTGTAAAAGTAATGACGCCACCTGTACCATTAAATGACGCTACTCCAGACTGTACGTAAGAATTTTCTAAATCTACAAAGTTTTGGTTAATCTTATTAAAGGCGGTACGAAGACTGTCACCATTGCCCGCATTTGCGCCGGTACCGGTATTGATAAAATTGATTACTGAGGTCATATGAGGTTTCCGTTGATATGGTATTTATTCAAAAACATTTATCGAAACCTCTTGCGCTTTTGGTAAATTCCTGTTACAATATACTAGGATAAACTAACCAATAAATAGAGTATTATGGGATCAACACTAGTATTAAACACCGACGGAACACCAGTTTCGATGTTGCCTTTGAGCATAATTCCTTGGGAAGAAGCCATTAAGTATATGGTTTTGGACAAGGCGCATGTGCTCGAGTGGCACGAAAATTGGATAGTTCACAGCGCAACCTGGGAAACTCAGGTGCCCGCTGTTATCATGTTGAAAGAATACATGAAAAAGAAATCAGGCATACGTTTTAGCAAAGCAAACGTATTTCTTCGTGACGGATACAAGTGCCAATATTGCGGAATTGATACTAATCGCAAGTCTGCAACATTAGATCACGTTGTGCCAACTAGTCACGGTGGAAAAACTACGTTTGAAAACACAGTATGTGCCTGTGCAGATTGTAACGCTCGCAAGGGTAATAACAAGAAAATTGTTCCAAAGAAAATGCCCGTAAAACCGAGCTATTTCCAGTTGGTTGAAAAGCGAAAGCATATGGAATTTGATCTACGTCACCCAAGTTGGGGAGCATACTTAGGCATTAATCCTAGTTAAAAAGGGCCTTAGGGTCCTTTTTATTTTTCTCTGTAAACTACACGACCTTTGGTTAGATCGTATGGACTCATTTCTATTTTAACACGATCCCCTTGCAGGATCTGAATCCTATGTTGTCGCATTTTGCCAGATATTACTGCTGTAATACGATGTGTTTCTGTAATGCGGACCCTAAACATTGCGTTAGGTAATACTTCTTCAACGAACCCTTCCATCTGAATTTGTTCTTCTTTTGCCACGATTAAACTATATCTCCTTTTTAAATCTTTTCTATTAAATCTTCTCGCCGACCGCAAAACCGCGGAATCGGAGAAAACGTGGGAAGCGTAGCGAATAACTACCATCTTGATTCTGTGTAACAGCATCTGCTCTCACTTCTACAATCTGACCAGGTAAACTGTCACGATCGCCCCAAAACTCAGTTCGATCATCATCACTAAAACCGCTACCACAGTTAACGTTAATAGTCTTTCCGTCATCGATACCTTCTAGGACTAAGGCACCTAGACGGCCTTCATTCTTTCCTGTGCCTTCTTCGACATTTTTAATCTCTAATGATACTTCGATAAAAGGTTTCATCTTGAGCCAACTTGCTGAACGCTTGCATTCATATTTGGCATCAATATCTTTAATCATGATGCCCTCGTAGCCGTTATCAATAGCTTCTTTGTTAAAATCTTTAAATTGCATTTCCCCAACATAACTTGCAAGATCAACTTCAATTTGCGGAATAACACCTATGCTACCAATTTTATCAAAGATTGCTTTCATACCTTTGAGAAGGTTAGTCCTGCGTTTTTGTCCAAGAATACTTTTTCCTGTTTGAAATTCGCTTAACGGAATAATATCAAACAGCATAAGAACAGCATCATCTGATTGCACGTTATCTTTACGATGAACTTGTTTCATAAGGGCTTGAAAACTTGTACTGATCATTTCGCCGTCAAGAATAACACTACGCCCAATAAGGTCAATGTTATCTTCAATTGCTTTAGTAATATGGGGAAAGTTTACTAATTCTTTACCGTTACGGGTGTACTGTGTAACAGTACGATTGTCCATATTAACAAATGTTAGTACACGGACTCCGTCCAGCTTAGGTTCAAGGAGTTTCTTGCCTGCAATTTTCTTTTCGTGATTAGCGCCGTCATGGGCCAACATGCACTCAAAAACAGGAACTGATTTGATTTCAGGAAATGCTTTAAGCACTTTGTTTACAGTTTTTTCACTAACACCGCAACGTAGGTCTTTAATTAAGATTCGGCGATACCAGTCATTCCATTCTGACTGTGTGCTGGCGCTGAGGGCCAGTTCGATAGCATCACGAGCATCATGTCCAGTAAGTTGTCTGGTATACAACAAATGAGCCAGTTCTTTAAATGCCTGCCAGGGCAATCCTTGTCCATCGGGACCTCCGTGCGTTGGTACTTTCTTAACACCAAATGTGTGTAACCCATCTAGGGCCATTCGAAAGCCTTCAAACAATTCAGTATTACCCATTTTGGCTTCAGATTCAATTATACCCTCTTTATTAAGACGGCTAGGATGATCTTCCAAAATACGAATGATAGATGCACAGTTGCTCATTTACAGTCCTGTAAGTTGTTCATATACTGATATTATACAGGAATCCTAAGCAAATGTCAAGCAGATTTTACCAATTAAACGGAGAATGAGCTACCGCATCCGCATGTTGATTGAGCATTAGGATTAGTTATAACAAATTGTGAACCTTGAAGATCTTCTTTATAGTCTACAGTCGCACCAGTTAAATATTGCATACTCATAGCATCTATTAATATTTTTGATTGTAGCAACGGCATTTCAAAATCATCTTCATTAATTATTTCATCAAACGTAAATCCATAACTCATTCCACTACACCCGCCGCCTTGCACGAATGTTCTTAAGAATAGATTAGGATTACCTTCTTCTGCAAGAAGATCTAATATTTTTGTTTTTGCTGATTCTGTTATGGTCATCATTATACTGAAAAACTACTACCACAACCGCAGGTTGTTTGGGCTTGTGGATTAGTAATTGTAAAACTACTACCCATTATATCGTCTTTATAATCTAAAATTGCACCGGATAGGTATTGGGCACTCATGGAATCAACAAGCACCTTTCCCATTTCAAAATCATCTTCTGCTTTAGATTGGTCAAAGTCAAAAACATAATTAAAACCAGAACATCCGCCACCTTGAATACTAATTCGTAGATAAGGTTCGTTGTTTTCTTCAAGACCCATATCAATTTCTTTTTGAGCAATTTCAGTTATTGTTAGCATTTTTTTTATCCTTATAATCTTGCACTGCCGCCTTAATAGCATCTTCTGCCAATATCGAACAATGTATCTTAACTGGAGGCAATGCTAGTTCTTCGGCAATTTCGGAGTTTTTAAGTTTACTAGCATCATCAATATGCATACCCTTAACCCACTCTGTAACCAACGAGCTACTGGCGATTGCTGAACCGCATCCATATGTCTTGAAACGAGCATCTCTAATAATACCATCTTCGCCTACCTTAATTTGAAGCTTCATCACATCACCACAAGCAGGTGCTCCCACCATGCCTGTACCAATACCTTCTTCATCTTTACCAAAACTTCCAACGTTACGTGGGTTTTCGTAATGATCGACAACTTTATCTGAATATGCCATATATTATACCCTAAATGATTCGCCGCATCCACAGCGGTCTCTTTCGTTTGGATTCTTAAAATCAAAGCCTTCATTTAGGCCATTTCGAACCCAATCCATAATTAATCCGTTTACATATACATGACTTTTTGGGTCAACAAATATTGTTACATCGTATGTATCATATTGTATATCCATTGGATTGGCGTTGTCAACATATTCTAATGTATAGGCTAATCCACTACATCCGGTAGTTTTTACTCCTACCCGGATCCCTACGCCTTTGCCTCTGCGTTCTAGGGTACGTTTTACTTTGGTTGCTGCCTGCTCTGTGAGAGTTATCATTGGGTATCCTATCTTATACTAGTGCCAACATGTTATTTATTAAATAAAAACATGCTAATAATATTAAGTGGTGCCGAAACAATACGTAAAACCACATTGGCCAGCAGGTTAAATGTAGAATTAAACAACATTGCCGTAAAGAATGTTAATAGCACAACTGATGACTTTTGGAAAGAGCAACTATGTATTAGTAATGCTAATCATTATAAAATGCAATTTCGCAATATATTCTACGACTATGGCGCTACAACCGACGATATATTTCCAGACGGTGGCAATTATTTAAAATTGCTAAATTCATATAAAAATAGAAAAACTGATAATGTAATAATAACAGGAAGTTTTTCAAAGTTATTTGTTGAAAAAATTAAATCAGATTTAGGCAACAATTCAATATTCATTAATATTATACGGCATCCTTCCGTAACATACGTAGTTGATGCAGGACAGGTAGACGAGCACGGACCCTACGATACAGATCTCAAAGTTCCTATGCTTAAAAGAAGAAATATATCTTCTTTTTTAAATAGTGTAACTTTAAAAAAATTAAACGATGTTGTATCCATTAAGTTTGAAGATATGATAACGGCTGGTTGGTTAACTATCAATGGCACAAGAGTTGATATATCAAATGATTATAAAAATTATAACGGATGGTTAACTCAATTAGAATCAGCAGTTCTGCCGGTTGATCAATTAGATGTTGATTTATTCAATAGAACATTTCAACAACTAAATTCAAATATTAAACGATCTACATTTGAAGTTCCAGATAAAATATTTGAACAATTGCCTGAGGATATTTTTAACATATTAGAATACAGTCCATTAACTTTAGAAAGCATCTATGGACATACACTTTAATACAATACCTGCAACATTTCATCACATTCCTAGAACTGGAGGTACAAGTTTTACTCAATGGGTTGAAGATAATATTAAAGAGTATACTATCTTACCGCAGTTAGATTGGACTCCGCAAAACTCTAATTCAATACATAATTTTAATCTAGTTAAAAGTTTTTGGCCCGACATGGGATTTAGATTTGCATTTATACGTAACCCATATTCAAGGCTCGTAAGTCTTTATCACTATGTAGGTCAACGGGCCCAGAAAAGAATGGATATATTTAAAAAATGTCTGCATGACAAAATAGAAATCGCCAATTGGAAAAGTTACGCATACCAAAGCGATAATATAATGACTGCTATGTTAGATGATATAAAATTATTAGAATTATACAATCGAGGATTCGACTATTATATAGATTGTTTGTGTAACAACCCGGATGAATGGTATACTAATACAAATAATAGAAGCCATCATCTGATTAAATCATATTGGCATAACGACTCTCAAGTGAACTGGTTTTGTGGAAATATGCCTGATCTAATAATTAAAATAGAAGATGTAGGTACCGACTTTATTCAAATACAAAATATGTTTAATTGTTATACGCCGTTACCTAATATAAACACTACAGACCATCAAGACTATAAGAGTTATTATTCAGACAACACTAAAAAATTAGTCTCCGAGCACTTTAATGATGACTTAACTGCTTTTGGATACAGTTTTTGACTTTGTTTCTCTAAAGAATACCAGTTGAAACGCTTCTGCTCGGGTTACTCCGGCTTGATATCCTCTATAGGTTGCTAGAGTTTCAACAGCACCAACTGACCTAGCATCGGGAAATGCGTATATTTCC